AGTCCTGTATTGGCTGAAATGATGTGGGCTGAACTAAAGTCACCATGTCCAAGACCTTCAGCAACGTCGGCACCAATTACATAAATCTCTTGACTATCTGGTAACTCCCAAATTGAAAGTTCTCCACCATCTTCAATAAATGTGTAATGATTTCTGCCAATCTCATTTTTAAGATAACCACGCTTTGGTTCAATTGGTTCAATATTTCGCAAAGCATCAATATCAAACACAGGGCGACCAGAGCGAATAAACGCTTCATCTGGATTGTCTGGATACTCCTGAGCCAACTGCCAGTCAGGAAGGTCACGCTTCTTAGCCTCATACCAATCTTCATCACGGTCTCCAGCAGACCACGGGAAGAACACACCAGTAAATCGGTTTGTGCTAGTTTGTGAACCAACCCATAGTTGGTGAAAGATATTACCTTCACCGTTGGCTGTGCTCAAACAGATAACACGACCACCAACGTCGGCAATAGGTTCAATGGATGCCCACGCTTCTTCAGCGTTGGGCAAGAACGCCATTTCGTCAATAATTACCCGATACACAGATTCACCACGAGCAGGGTCATTGCCAGATGGCAGGGACTCAATAGCAGAGTCATTAGCAAATACCATCTTTAACTGGTTGTCCGAAAGCAGGTCTGGTCCACGCACACGCATCCACGCAGGAAGCATCTTGTAGCCGTACTTGGTCTTTTGCAACAACTTTGATGCTTCACGCTCGGTACGTGAAAGCATGACCGTAAAACGGTCAGGCCAAAAGAATGTTTCCCAGAAAGTAAATGCAGCAGCCAGAGTGGAAAACCCAATCTGTCGTGCCTTCAGAACAATACTGTAACGAGAGTTAATCCAAACTCTTACAGTTTCTTCTTGGGCTTCACGCAAGACAAACTTGATGCGACCCCGCTCAGGGTGTCGAATCATCCAATGGGTAGAACAAAAGTGTGAAAATGCAACCACAAGTTCATCTGTGGTCGCACCTTCACTACCTTTGCATTTCCTCCACTCCTTCTCATTGAGAAGGTCGGTGAGTTCCATTATGCCTTCTTAACGGCTGCCTTCTTGGCTGCAATCTTTTTAGGAGTTGCACCAAATGCTGCGTCAATTTCATCTTTGGTGAGAACACCATCAATGCTTGCTTTTGCAAGCGACTCAGCAACCTTGAAGATGGACACAGCACCAGCAATCAATGCTGACTTCCAGACTTCTAGGTCTGGAGCAATTACTGCAGCACCAGTCACCACGCCGAGGGCGTTTGTGAGGAAAAGTGCAACAATTCTGCCTGCAATATCTTTTGCCTTATTCATTGTTCTCCTTGAACATTACGCCGAGTAAATGGATTATCACGGCTATTACGGTGATTCCCCAACC